ATGATGCCCTTGATCTCGCAGCAGCAGCTTGCGAGCTGGGTCGCAAGAGTCGCGTTGCCTGCCTGGAGTGCGTTGATGACCTGCTGGAATGACATTGCGTTCTGGCCGGCAAGATTGCAGATCTGAGTGGACACCTGAGTCACAGCGTCCTGCACTCTTGCTGTTGAGCAACCGATGGTCTGGGCGAGCTGAGAGAGGTCTGTGCCATTTCTCTGAATTGCCGACATGAGCATCTCTCTTTCTGCGGAGTTGCTGTTTCCACCACCGCCGAAGATACCGTTGCCGTTGTTGTTGCCGAAGAGAGCGGCCACGATGATAAGAGCTATGATGCTCTCAAATCCATTGTTTCCGAAGAAACCACCATTGTTGCCTCCCATGTTGTACAGGATAGCGGGATCGATTCCCTTCTGCTGCAGGAACGGGAGAAGGGCATTGAGGGAAGCATTGCCCTCTGTGCCGAACTGATAAACCTTTGTCTCTGACATAATGTTTAGTTTTTACGCACGGTCAATATTAACCGTGATGCAAACCTACTGCTTCCCGGCAGGCCTACCAATCAGCTGTTTCGCAGCATCTTCTCAGCTGCTTCCTTGTTGTTTCGCAGCATCACATCAGGCGAATATTTCACCCTGCCCTCGAACTCCTGGAGGATCTTCTGGACCATCCTTGTCGACACTCCGAGCAGCGCAGCCACTTGTCTCGGATAGTATCCCGCATGACACATGAGCCAAGCCACCAGCCACCTTGCATCCACGATCTCCCTCAACTTGCGTGAGCCGCGGATCTCCGCGTCAGATATACCTGTAAGGTCCTCAACGACCGCAACCGTTCTGCTGTAATAATCTCCTATCATCATGCCTCAACGACTATATGTCCTTGGCAAGACAAAAAGAGAGCCATGGCATTGCCATAGCTCGGAAAGTTACTTCGCACAAGAAAAGGAGCCATATCTCACGACATGACTCCTTGCGAATTTTAGAACAAGATCAGATATGAAAAAACATTTTCGTGACGTCACGAAAATGGTGCCAAACGAGATAATTTCCAGATGATCCATGCAAGTCCTGCGATGAAGACAGCATAACCGAGCGACATGATGAAGCTCTGCCACCGACTCAACTCCTTCTCCACCTCTATCGTCTCAACGATTCTCTCGTATCGTGTCAATCCCCTCTCCTCGGTGCGTATGCGTTCCGAGATGCTTACCTTGATAGGGATGATTGCCTCGCTCTTGTTGCGGAGTGTATGTCTCAGCCTTCCGTTTTCGATGAATGCACGCGATTCTGCGAGGTTTGTCTGCAAGTATGATGTATCACTCTCCGGCAGTGTGTTCGCCCCTGATTCCGCAGGAATTTTCCACATTATGACGGTATCACGCAGATACACCGAATCACGCACATGAACCATGACCGAATCCCTCTGGAACTCGGTCACGACCTTTGCCGGACCGCAACTACATACCATTATTGCGAGTAAAAGAATGCCTTTTCTCATAAGTCCTTCGGTCCTTTCCACCTCTTATTATATAGAAATTGATTCCTGTTCCTTCCGTCTCGCTTGTATGACACATGCACGAATGACGGATACAGGATAACTTGATCCACATCAAGTTTCATCTTCTTGATCAGTTTCGCCAAGGCATAAGGGTCGGTGCATCCCACATCCGCACCCTCGCCAAGACAATGCTGACTTGTCGGCACTCCTCCGACGGCCTTGTTCAGTTCGAGACATCGGTAGCCACTATTGATGAATAACGGCTCGCCCCAAGCATCCCTCAGAGGTTGCAAGATATCCTCCACAAGAGCCTTGATGTTATCCCTCACTTCCCAAGATGTGATGGCATTATTGATGTGCAGTCTTGAGGCCGTATCCGACTTCTCAAACTCTTTCCAATCGAAATTCTTACTTAAAGTTCCCATTTCTCCTTGCCTCCCAACACTTATAAAGATTGTCATACTCGCTTGCGGGGATAGTGACCTTCATTCCATCCTTGTAGAGAATGGTCAAGGTCTGAAATCCGTCCTTCAGAGCCTCGTTGTATCTTCCGTTGATGTGTTGAATGTCATCCAAGGGAATAAGCTGTTATCCCTTGTTTCAAAGATTGCCGAACCCTTAGCCATCGTTTTCCTCTCCCAAATTGCCATTTCTTATTTGTCTGAATGTGTCGGCCGCACCCTCTCCCAAGGGAGGTCTCCTGTGGGCGCAGCCGATTTCATGACACTTCAAGAGCTTGTTCACGGCTGCTCTGCTGTTAGCCTTGTCAAGTTTCTCATGAAGGTCTGACTTCTCTTTGTGCAGTTCTCTGATGTAGTCTTCCTTGCCTCTGATTGCCTCATCCTTCTGCTTTATATCGTCCTTCAAAGACCTGTTCTCTTCCTTGTATTCTCGCACAAGGTCTCTCAATTCTTCAATGACCTTCTGCATGTTCTCAAGGATGGCAGCGGTCTTCTTGTCCTTTATTGTCACGAAGGCAAGCAGACCACCGCCAAACAGCACCTCCGCTACAAGTGTGGTTATTGTTCCCCATTCCATTTCCGTTAAGTTTTACTTGGTTACTTACTTAGTTAGTAGCTTAGTTACTAACTTGGTTACTTAGTCAGTTACTTAGTCATCAGCTTGGTCATTCTCCAACCACTCACCCCATGCCTGCCATGCGAACACGGCTGCTGCGATGAGGCATCCGATGATGGTTGTGAATCCGAAGAAGCCTCCCGCCATGAATCCCGCGACCACTCCGCACACCATGAGGATGGCCATGAGTACCCACCAACCGAATGGCAGGTACTTTCCGATTATTTCTCTTACTCTTTCCATGTCTATACTCGTTCTACATAAAGGCCCACAAGGTCGGCAAGGTTGTAAGACAAGGCCATTCCGCTATCCCTTGTGCATCTGAACACCACTCCATCCTGTACATAGTATTTGTCCGCGTATATCTCCATCGGAGGAGTGAATGGGATAGGGTCATCCGCAGTACCCTCATGGCCTTCCACGATGACCTCATACAAGGCTGCGGTATCCATGCTCGGAGGATAAATCTCTATTGCCGTATGTGTCTGCCTTGCTCTCCAGAGATTATCGGCATACAAGGTTACGAATCCGGCCTCAATGGTCTGACCTATGAAGTCCTCCCAGTGCGGATACCACTCCTTGACTTTGAGCGCATCGTTGTCAGATAATCCGAGGCTGTTGATTTCCTCGGTGTTCTGCTTGATGAGTTCCGATGTGCGCTGAAGTCTTTTCACTTGGTCAATGACAGGAGCAGGCTCCCAATCCTCCGGCATATCTATCTCATCGTAATCCTCCGGCTTGGGAGCATACGGATGTGACAGGCCAACACCTGCATCATAGTAGTCATAACCGAATGACACCGAGTCACCCACGATGAAGCCACTTGACTTCTTTCGGAATACCTTGCCCTCATCGGCAAGCATGACCGAGATTGTTCTTTGTTCTATTCTCATGATATTATCCTGTATATTCGCTTATTCCCTTGATTCTTGATGCGTATGTATTCCAATTCGTTGCAGCCTTGTATGCCTCGACTGATGCATCGGGTACATATATCGCGCAAGTTGTAGAATAGAATGCGCTGACATTACCGAGAGAAGGAGGCGTGGTTGCATATATGACAAGTGCCTCAAGAGCCGAGCAATTTCGGAATGCATCTCCTGCAACTGCCGTCAATCCTTCACCGAATATGGCCGTTTTCAAGGACTTGCAGTTGATGAATGCCCCCCAATCCACTTTGGTTGCCAATGGCGCATTGAACGATGCGATAGATGTTGAGTCGAAGCAATTTTCGGGGATATAAGGCGCAAGAGCCATATAGATGTCACCTTTCAGCGATGTGCAGCCTTGGAACTGCCTTCGTGCAAAAAAACTATTCACCCATTCAAGATTGATAGATTCAAGTGCCGAGCAGTTGCGGAATGCATCTCCATTCATTGAAGTAGGAGATTGCGCCAATACGACTGACTTCAACGACTTGCAGTTATAGAATGCTGCATAATCCACCCTTGTCACTGATGGTGTATTGACCGAAGTAATGGCCGTTGACTCAAAGCAATTCTCTGAAATGTACTCTAAATACGGGGCAATTATCTCGCAATTAAGATTGGTACATTGACGGAAGTGAAATCTTCCCTCCCATGTCACGATATTGCGAATATCTATGCTTGTCAGACCAGTACACTTGTCGAATGCTGCATTGTATAACTTGGTTAATTTGGTAAAGTATTTCATCTCATCGAATGAGACGATGTCACTCCTGTTGGCAAACCATGTGGATATGTCAGTTACCGCAGCAGCAGCAGCCTTTGTTATACCTATGCCATCTCCGATTCCCTTGCTCATCAGCACCCTTTCCACCTCCGCATCTGCGAAGTTGATGTACACAAGTTTCCACTTCTTCAGACTTGCGAGTCCTTCGATTATCTCAATTCGATAGAATGCAGCAGCCTCCATGACAGGAAGACCATTCTCATCGAGTTCGGTATCCTCGCTCCATGTGATGTCATCCGGCAAGGTCAGCATGGTCACCGAGTCCTTTGGATTGCGGAACTGAAAAAGATAACGATTCATCACTCCGCTCTGCTCCGCTCCGAGAGTGAGGTCAAGGCTGTCCATCATGGGCCACACATAAAACTTATTCGGTTCTATGGCTGCGGATGCTGCGGTCATCTCCACCCTCGGAGTAGCACCCCCACCGCCTTGAATCGTGATGTTGCCGCTTCCCACGATGCTCTGGCCATTGATTGTCTTGAGCTGCTGATGAGCCGTCAGCACATTACCGAGGTCTACCACTCCGCTTGTACCTTTGGTCGCACCATTCATCTTGATGCCAGTGACAGTACCTGCATTCTTCGTGAATCCCCAATTGCGAATGGTTGCCTCGGTTATCTCCGTACCTACAGGCACTTCCTCCTCCATGATCTGCACATCGTATGACGATGCGGTCACGGCAAGGATGGAGGTCTTCAGCTTGCCGTCCATGATGTCCATGTACGCATCAGAGACAAGGCCGTACATCCCTTCCTGTTCCAGAATGAACTTGTCGGCTGCTATGGCTTCCGCAAGGGCAGCGTCTATCTGAGCAGTCGGAATGCTTACAAGGCTGACCGACAGCTCGTCATTGAGAAGGTCGTAATCATATGTTTCCGGGAAATAGTAGGTATTCTCCCGAAGAAAAAGTACAGGAGTGATCAGCGCGAAGTCAGGCACGTTCAGAACACCCTGCACCTTCATGCGCGGAAGGGCCACTGACAGCGCATAGTCTCGAGACATGAATGCCAGGTACCCCATGGCGGCCAGACGTCCAGATGCCCATGATGATATAGGGCTTTCTGCCGCATTCAAGGCTATGCCATTCATAAAGATATCCGCTGCAGCTGGAATGCGGTCGTCATCCGCAATGATCAGAGTGGCCTCATCCGCTTCCTCTCGAGCGCCATTGTCAATCTCGAGAACTGCCTTGTAGCCCTTGACCTGGTCTAACTTAGACAATGTCACGTCATACACATGTATAGGATAGTCTCCGTCGACATTGAAAATTGTAACCTCAACCGAGGTAGCATAATGATACGCTCTATCGCTGTAGCTATACAGCGGAAGCTCAAGAGCAATCGTCTGAGCATCCTTTGCAGAATCAGAGGCAGCCGGAGCCTCAAGCATCTTCTCGATCACGCCTTCTGTATAGGTCCACGAAGTCTTGCCATCTGTCTTCTCGCGGAGCCAGAACGTGCCACCGACGATGTAGCTTCTTCCGCCTATCTTTACCTTGATGCCTATTGGCTGTCCTTCATCCCCTGATCCGACATTCCTTGCGGTGACAGTAAGTGACAACCTATATCCGACCTCCGCTCCAAATCTCAGCGTCTTGAGCACCGACGTGCCAGCCGTCGGCAGTATGAATGCCTTTTCTTCTGAATCATACGTCGCTCCGTCTGCATGATATGGCACGTCCTTGAGGACATTGTCCTTGTACGTATCCTCCGAGATGACGGTCACTCTCTTCTTGGCAGGCTCGATCACTGTCGACAACTGACCGACCGGCCACCAGTCCGCCTTGGTCTGAGAACCGAACTCTGCAACCTCAACCTGCGAAGTGAGATTTACAAGATCAGTCTCTCGCCATATCATCCAGTAGCCGTCTTGACAGGCTATCTCGGCATGGAAAGAGTCCAGGACTGCCTTCAACACATCGTAGCAGTTCTCTCCTGCCATATGGTCAAGAGACACGGTCACATCCATGATCGGCACAGTTCCCGAATCTCCCGCCATGAATGATACGACGTTGAATTCCTGGCTCAAGCCAGTGTGTCCTAGCATATATTCCAAGTGATCCTGCACGGAATGCAGTCCTCTAGCCTCGAAGACATAGTTCTTCAGTTCGCCAAGTCCGTCGGTCGCGACGATCTGCACATCATACGGAGGAGCGATATCCGGCTCGCTGTAGAGCTCCGGCGAGACAAATCCAGTCCAGACACGCCTCATGATTGTGTCACCGAGGAACTCGTCTATCTTGTAGACCTCAACCTTGTACTCGTCTGTCGAAGAAGTATAGAGCGACGCGAACTCTCCGTCCACCTGGCATTCCGCGTACAGCTCAAGTGACGAGCCATGGACACACCCTGACTTCTCCCTCTTGAGAATAGGAGCACGGCCGAGAGATCTGTACATCCTCGCGCCGCTGTAGTCCTTTTTAAGGATTTGAATCTCAATGTTCGTCTTGTTGGCCGATTCGAACCTGAAGACGTATAATACACCGTAGTTAGCCATTATGTTGTATGTCTCTTTCTTGTGTTCTCATTCTCGATGACAGTAAGGAGCTCGTTTCCTGACGCCCTGAGCGTACCCGTAACCTCAACCTTCATCTCGCGCGTCTCGAAGTCAGCACCGAGCATGCTGGATGAGCCGTAACCTCCCGCCGTCGCCACATTGGCCGATGACGAATAGCTGCCGGACGCGATGTTGGAGAGTCCGGACTTGACAGCCGCACCGAGAGCGACGAGAGCCGTACCGGCAGCAATGGCCACATAGCCGTTCAGCGACTCGAGAGCTGCCTTGATGCCGAGCGTCGCCACACCCGTAGATATGGCCATCTTACCGATGGATATCGCCATGTCTCCGAATGCTCCGATAGCAGTGTTCGCGAAGTTGCCCCATGCGTCCCCGCCCGTCGCAAGATCACCGATGAGCTCGCCGATGGACACTCCTATCGTGTCGAATGCTGAGGTCATGACCGACTGCAACTCATTGGTTATATCCACCAGAGTCGACGTATCCAGGACCGGCGTCACGGGAATAGCAAGACCGACCTCCGTCGTAGCCTCAGCCCCTTTCGGCAGCATGTCCGCGAGATTATTCTCAGTCGATATCTCTGCATTCGCTCTCCAGTCGGCCAGCGACGCCTTGGATGCGGCCAAGGCCTGAGCCGCAGCAAGAGCCTGCTCGCGAGCTTCAACCTCCTTCTCAGCGTTCAATCTGATGGTAGCCTGACGCTCGGATAGCTCGCGGAGCGCATTGTTCATGCGGGCGACGGTATTCTCTTCGTCAACTCTGAGCTGATTGGCCTTCTGGATGTCTTCCAATGACGATGACGCAAGGTCATTGTACTGGGACTGGAGGTCAGCGAGCTGCTTCCTGAGCCTTGCTTCCTCCTTATATCTCTGCTCGATGAGCTGAGTCGCCTTGTTGAGAGCCTCCTGCTGAGTCGCGGTATCGACCGACCTGTCATAGGCTATCCTCTTGTACTCCGCGATCTGACGCTCCATCCTTGCCCATTCGACAGTCTTGTTGTTGAGCTGGACCTGGATGTTATACATCCTTTCAGTCAGTCGCATCGCCTCGGTAGCCGCCTGCGTGGCAGCAGCCGCGGCCTCCTTGTCGCCTCCCTGAAGGATCTTCAGCAGGCCGCTGAGAACTGAATCACCCGCCTTGATGCTACTCGACGTAATGACGTAGCCGAGATTCGTCGTGAACGTGTTCCAAGCTATCTTCCACGACTGCTCGGCCTCGGCCACCGTCTGAGCCGTCTCGCGGTTGAAGTCATTGAGTACCTGACGATAGGTGTCGATATACGACTGCGTCATGAGGTCAAGGCTGGCTCCCTCGAGAGTCCCCTTGAATGTCTCGGCCTGCTCGTTCAGCGCCTTGAACGAAGCCACCACTCCGGCAATGCCGACACCCGCCAAGGCGGCGGAGAATCCGCTGACACTGGACAGCAGCTGTCCGAAGGACTTGACTCCTTCACTGCCGGACTTCTGCATCTTGTCTCCCAGCCCCTTGATCGCATTCGCCATCTTCTCGACCTGCCCGGTATTGACGCCCAGAGCCGAGGCGAACGAATCCAAGGCTGCTCCGCTTACCTTCTCGAAGTCCTTGACCGCAGCCTTCGAGTCCTTCATCTTGCGAGAAAGATCACCGTTGTCTGCGGTCACATTGACCTTCATATTTGGCTGTTTTCCCTTCGCCATAGTTATCTTCTGATTCTCTCGAGGAAGCGTCTGGCTTCCTCTGATTTTTCTTCATTGGTCATCGACTCAAGTCTTTCCAGCTCCTCGTCCACCTTCGGTTCATCCCACGGCATCGGCCAGAACTCCGCCGGATCAGCTATCCTTGACTTCTTGTCGACCTGTAAGTTAAAGAGGCGCAGCGCCACTCCTCGTGCCAGCTCGCCTCCATGTCTCCTGTCTGCCTCCTTCTCCTTGTTATGGGCGTCCATCGCCTCCCAGAACTCGCCCGGCCTCATCTCGTAGAAGTCTCGACGCGAGAGGTGCAGGATGCCGAACGCCCATCCTCTTATCTGGCCGATGGTCAGTGGCTCGCTGCTGGAGCCGGAGGCACGTCTTTTTTTTCTTTCGGCAACTTAGAAGACGTCTGACCGGCGTAGATGCTGATGAACTGCGCCATCTCCGTCATGCCGCAGAGTTCACCTATCTGCAGACCTGTATAGCTTGCCTCGCGGCCGTCGAGTCTCTCTCCTTCGTTGACGCATGCAGCCATCAGCGGAGCGATGTCCGTAGGCTTCATGACAGCAAGATCCGACAAGCCGTCCATCGTGTTGCGGCCCGTCGCGTCAAGGAAAGCGGTGAGGGCATTCCAGTTGGCCTCAACCCTCACCTTCTTTCCGTCAATAACAATGTAATCCTTATTCATTCAACACACTGTCTTTCTTGGTGAACGCGCCGGAAATCTTGATGTCCAGGCTGTATGTGGCATCGCCCTCGGCACTTGTCGACTCTGAATAGCCGGTGATCACGGCCTTTCCGCCATAGATGGCACCGCCTTCAGGACCATAAGTCACCTCGATCTCCGCTGCCGTTCCTGTCTTGAGTGACATCTCAATGATGTCATCACGCATGAGCTTGGAGGCTGCTCCGTCATCCTGAACCTCCATGATACCCGCGCATCTGAAGGACACGTCATGTCCTGTGATCACGGATATCTTGTTGCCCTTCTCATCCTTGGTGATAGATTCCTTGGTAAGCGCGGAAATAGTAAGGTCGTCCTGTGTCCTTCCGACCAGGGTCTTGTCGCCGACCTTCAGCGCTACATTATATCCTTCCATTTATCCGAATTGTTTGATTGTATAACTTAATTCTCTAGACCATACGCCTTCGACGCAGTCGGGATAGCTTGACTTCAGTCGCGAAGAGAACTGCCTGCCGCGCATCTCCGCCGTGATGGCAGAATGTATCTGCTCTGCGATCCTGTCAGCCTTGTCGAGATCCTGTGCATATATGGTGATGACCACGTTAGATTCATAATGATGAATCCCGTCCTTCGTATAGAAGGGCGTCACGCTGTTAGTATATACCGCATACGGATATGACTCCGTCTCGGCTTCCGCGAGATAGAAGTCGACGTATCTCGACGCGATCTCATTGACCTTGATTCCTATGCTCTCCTTCATGATCATCTGTCATATAGTTCATCCTCATTCTTCTTGACCTCATCCTCAAACGCCTCGACGAATGTCTCATCCCAGCCATTGAGCGAGCCTTCGAAGAAGTGTTGAGCCGGCTGGCCGACACTCTGCCTTCTGTTCTTGCTCTTCGGCTTGACCTTATTGAGAAACTGATGCGAAGGGTCTCGACGCGACAGTGTTCCGTAGTTGGCCCAATAAGCCTTGAACCACTTGAATGCTGGGTCATCGTCCGAGGCTCCCTTGGCAAGCTTGGAGCCGTAAAGACCAGCCCTTGCCCAGAGCTCTCCGTTCGGCAGCTTGCCGACCTTGTACTTGACCAGCTTGCGCCACTGCTGCGGCACGCCCGACCTGATCTTTTTCGCCACGGCAGCGCTGCCCTTCCTCATGCCCTTGCGGCATACCTTCAGAGCGTTCTCCGGAGCGTTCTCGAACATCTTGAGGCAGTCCTCGACACCTTCTATGCGAATACCACTAGCCATGTCAGTCGATTGCTCTAAGTGACAGCACGTTCAGCGGAGAGTATCTGCTGACAGGGTCAACAGCCGTTATCTCATACGGAATCCCGTCGACGATTACACGCCAGCGAGGCGTGAGAGCAGGTATCTTGTAGCAGGTTATCTCGAGAGAGTTGCCTTCTTCAAGATTGCCATTGCTGACCATTTCATTGATGTTCCTCTCCACCTTCGCGAACACGCGCAGATAGTCGATGTAGTCGGTCTTCTTGTTGCCTTGAGGACCTTGAGTCAGCACCGCCTTCTGAACGGTCACGAGAGTGTCAAGCTCACCGATATTGAAGTTATTCTCCATTGCTCCTCATTCCATATGACCTGTAAGGGCGAAGGAGATTCTTCGCTGCCGACGGCAAGGTCTCCACCGTGTCTACAGGATTGTTGAACAGCTTGGCCGCCATCAGCATGATCGCCGCCTTGATGTCGAACGGCACCTGGTTCATGCCTGACGTGTATCTCACAGTCATCACACTGCCAGACACCCCTTCTGCAAGAGTCAGAACGCCATCACGGACATCATAACCGACTTCCGCTCCGTCCACCTTGACCTCAGCAACCTCTATTAAAGGCGTTCGGCATGGGAGTGGGACGAGCGGGCCGGTGTATGAGAAGTCAGACAGAGCGATCACCTTGCCGATATGATGCTCGGCAGCATTGACTGCTGCGAGCAGATACATCTGCAGGGCGTCGTCAAGATCATCGGAGGTGAGCCTCAGATGTCTCTTGAAGTCCTCCAGCGAAGGCTGGTACTGCGTGTCAAGATAGATTCGCTCGGTCATGATGTGTCAGATTAGGCAGTGATACCCTTGAGGACTGCGAAGCTCTTAGGCTCAGCCACAATAGCATCGTTCCATGCGTTGATGGTGATGATGATCTGAGCGCTGCCAGCCTGAGTGTACGGATCAATGACGATGTCGAATCCACCCCACTCGCCGACGAAGAGATCCTCCCAGTTACCGAAGATCATTGCCGAGCCGTCAGCTGAAGGCACGATGTTAGTCCAGTCTACAGGATAGCCGTTAAGACGGTTGCCCGCATTCTCCTCCATGATGAATCGGTCACCGCCATCCAACTTCGGAGTAGTCTTCATCGCTCCCCACACCTTGGCATTGGTGAGGTAGCCGAGACGTCCCTTGTTAGCATTGTTCTCGTTGACCGCAGTCTCGAGAGCAACGATGTTCTCCCATGTGATTGCACCTGCAGCGTCGATCACCTTGACACCGGCAGTCTTGAGGATACCTGTAGGGCCATCGACCGCTCCGGCGATTACACCAGCCTCCACGAGCTCGTTATGGGCGTTCTGCATGAGGCGGATAAGGTATGCCTCCACGTCGTAGGAAGTCTGACGGAGAAGGTCCTTGGTCACAGCGGTGCGAGTCACATTCCTCTTAGGCGAGAGCATGTTCTTCGCCCAGTTGATCTTCTTCACTGCAACGTCCTTGCCCTCGGCTGCCCACTCAGCTGTCACTGCTCCAGATGATGCCACAGGCACCTTGCCTACGAGACCTGTGAGGACTGTCGCACCGAGGTTCTGGACTGTGAGCCTGTTGTTGAGCTGCGGCATGAACACTGCCGGACGAACCTCTCCGAGGACGTCACCGTCTTCTGTCACTGACTGACCGAGGATGTCGCGGAGAAGGAATGAAGGGATGACCTGACCCTGGCGAGTGAAGCCAAGACGGTCATACTCTCTAGCGCCCTCCTCAGCCGCATCGAGCTCGAGGCCTGAGAGGCTGTCGGAAGCCACTTCGTTGATGAACTTGAGGAGCGAGAACCTGCGCTTCTCCTGATTCTCCTTCGAGCGGAATGAACGCTCTGCGAGCGCCTGCTCAGCGGCCTCCTCTGCGTTGGCCACGTCGAGCTCACGGATGAGATCCTCTACCTTGGCAACGGCAGCTGTGAGCGCATCCTTGTCACTTCTGTCAACCGCGCCGAGAGCCTTCTTTGCCTCGACGAGATCATTCTTGATTTCAGCAATCTTTCTTGCCATAATGAACGTTTTTAAAGGTTATTAAATCAGCAAGGCTGCCCTTGCCATGATGATAGTTGCATTGACGTCAGCATCGCGTGCCTCTGCGCTTTCCTGCTCGGTCTCCTCGACCTTTGGCTGCTCCTGCTGGCGAGCCTCCTCGCGGAGTCTCTTGCGTTCGGCCTCGATGAACTCAGCCTCAGCCTCCATGCTCTTTTTGAGCGCATTCGGATTCGCCGGTATGTTCACCACCGAAACCTCAAGAAGCTCCTGACCTGCGAAGTAGTAAGTCTCTGCATCGGCACCCTCTCCAAACTTGCCGCGACCGACAGGAAGGAATCCCACGGACACAGCTCTGAGAGAACCGAACATGATCTTCTGGTAGATCTTCTCGGCCAGAGGATTGATATCAGCCGGCTCGAAGGTGATATCAACCATCAGTTTCCTGTCCTCGACATATGCGACACCCTTTCCGATGACGTTGTCAGGATTGTCGGTATCATCCCAGCCACCGTACACCTTGTGTTGATAACCGATGATTCCGTTCGCATTGAAGCGGCGAAGGTCCCAGTTGTCCTGATTGAGGACGGTTCCTGCGCTGTCCACAGAATCGTCGGACGCGACGAAGGTCACTGTGCGGGTCTCCTCATCCTTCTTGCGAATCTCCGAGGCTACCGACCTGTAACTTACATTGAACTCTTTACTCATAATGTCTATTGATTGTCAGCCGACGAGGCTGTGTTTTCCTTGATGTTGCCATCCTCATCTATCGACGCCGTGTTCAGAGGAACGAGGAAGTCGTCAAGACCAGGAGCATGCTCAAGACCTTCGAGCGAGCGCACCTCGTTACGGGTCATATATCCGTCAAGGATGGCGTTGTGATAGTACGCAGATCTTGCAGTGGTATCTCCACGTAGCAGACCGTCGAGAGAGAACTTGATGCTCACAGCCTCCCTCTCAGAGTCGAATAGCAGCTTATTCTCCAGCTCAATCTCTATCTTGCGGACTACCGGACGGAGCGAATACTGCACGAACTGGATGGTCTGATGCTCGATATTGCTGAAGGTCGCGTGCGAGAGTTCCGCGATCATATGCGGAGGCACGTTCAGCATTCTGGCGATGTCCTGGATGCTCATGGTCTCGGACTGCACCAGCTGAGCTGCGACAGGATTGACTGAAAGCTGTTTGTACTTGATACCATACTCCAAGAGTGGAGTCTCGAAGTTCGAGGCGGCTGCAAAATGAGCCACGAACTTGTTGTATGCATCATCACCGAGATTGCCGTCGGTCTCAAGGACTGCCTTGATGTTGCCGCCCTTCTTGTAGAACTCCCCTGCGAACTTCTCCTGCGCGAGAGACTTGCCGAGCGCCATGGCATTATAGATGACAGTGTTGACACCGACAATGCCATTCAGCGACATCTCCATGAAGTGGAGCATGTTCTCGTCGGAGTAGGTTCCTTCGAGGAACTTGAAGTCAGGTTCTGCAATAGTCACCTTGTACCACTTGCGGCCGTTCGAGATTGCCACCTGCACATTGGAAGGATGCACCTGATGCAGAGCGACCGGCTGACCCTTGTAATCCCTCTTGATGATGGCATATGCATTGCCCCATCCCTTGAGCCATGACACGATGGTCATCCAGAATGTCATCGCATTAGTATAGTCGTTAGGATGATGAAGGACCTTATTGGCGGCATGCTGTCTGTCAGAGGTAGCGGAGCCGTAAGAATCGACGGTCTTGACCGACTTAGGTAATGAGGCGATGTTCTCCGCGATCAAGCGAATGCCCGCAAAGAATGCCGACAGCTTCAGGGCAGAGTCATTGGTCACCGTCACACCGAAGTCGACGTCATTCATGTACGGCGACAACGGAGAACTGTCTGCGCTGACGCGGATACCACGGAGCCATGCACCCCACCTTCTGAAAGGCCGAGTGATGCTGTCGTAGCGCGATATGTTCGTTTTCTTTCCCATTGCATCAGCAAGTTACGCCAATAGTTAAGGAAGGCAAAATATCGGCCACGAAAAAGAATTGTTTCGCTAAAAAGTTTTTACGCAGACGGCATAGACACCGTTCTAAGGCCGTGAGAGGCATATATCTCCCCTGTGTCTCCCGTGGTCTTGTTAAGCCAGCCGCCGACGGCATTGACCGTCGCGACGACACCGTCTATCTTATTTCGGCTGCGTGCCTTGTCGAGCTTGATGTTGGCGTTCGGGTCAGTATAGATCACAACATTCTGCATATTCCACCGGAAGATAGGATTATGCATAAAATTCAGCTCGGACTTGAGAACCGACGACTCCAACCACTTCGTAGGCACCGACATATAGCGGATAGACTGCTGGTACTCCAGAAGGACTTCCTGATAACGACCGAACTTCTGTATCATGTTCCACATTCCCCATGGGTCATACGCGATGCATTTAATGTTATACTTATCAAGCTCTATCTTGAGACGTTCGAGATACCATTCCTCATCGATGACCTTTCCCGGAGCGACAGTCACCCATCCCTGTTCAGCCCAGCGCCTGTAGTCCACGCGGTCCTCCAGCTCGATGACCTTGGCCTCCGGAATGATGTACAGATACTTGAACGCCTTGTACCGCGGAAAATAGAATGAAGCACAGGTGAGGTCGGTCTTGGACGCGATATCGATGCCGACATAACATTCCTCTCCGAGAAGCTGAGACTCGTCCAGATCACGATTATTTTCCTTGACAGTGTCGTCCGCAATCCACACAGTAGGAGCATCTACCCATTTGTTAAGGTTCTTCGTACAGAAGGCGGCGAGGACAGTTCCCCCCTTCTGCTTGGCCTCAAGGTACTCGTTCTCCATGTACGTCGGCGAGAGCGAGATGCCATAGTTCGGGTTGACCTTATGCCATGTCATCGGATCATCCCAGGCATCCTCATCGTCCGGAGTGTACAGCATGATAAAGTGATTGTCCTTCTCCTTGATGCCCAGCATGACCTCCTTGAGGAACTTGATGTCGGAGAAATAAGGAAGCGATGTGTCATTACCGGCTGTAGAGATCGAGAAGATAAGAGGCTGAGAACGGGCACCGATACCCGTCTTCAGGACCTCATAGATTTCATTGGTCTGCCATGCATGTCGCTCGTCGCAGACCGCGCATGACGGGTTGAGACCGTCCTTATTCTTGGTCTCTTTCGACAGAGGCTTATATGAGCTGGCCGTCTTCTGGTAGACAAGGCTGGAGGTGTAGGTCTTGACGAGGCGTGAGAACATGCTGACACTGATGAGCTCTTTGCTCGCCTCGAAGCAGATTCGTGCCTGCTCCCTGTCGACGGCTGCAGCATACACCTCGGCTCCTGACTCGCCGTCAAGCATCATGCAGTAGAGGGCAAGTACGGCAGCAAATGTGGTCTTGCCGTTCTTTCTCGGGACAAAGACATCGGCATAGGTGTATCTTCTCTTGCCGCTTACCTTCTTCTTCCATCCGAAGACATTTGCGACTATGAAGATCTGCCACGGCTCCAGGTCAATAGGCCTGCCGGCGAACTCACCCTTGAAGTGCTTGAGGCTAGAGCTGAACGCGACAAACTTCTTGACCGCCTTCCAGTCGAAGTACAGATCATCACGTTTCCAGTCGTCGAGATATCGCTGACATGCCAGGATCACCATACGACAGCTGGGCAGACGTCCTGAAATGACATCTGCCACATACTCACTGACGACATTCTCTACATTGATCTTCTTAGTCACCGTATGCCTTCATAAACTCGTCAAGTTCATCCTCGGTCTTGACCTCCAGCTTCAGCTTCGTTCGATCCACAGGAGAGAAACCGAATCGAGCCGCTATAGCTGTCACGTCCTTCAGTGCATCCCTCTGCATCTTGACTGCAGGATTCGAGATGTAGTTGGTGCCGTATTTCGTCTGCACCTCTATCACCGGACCATGCGCCTTCACCTCATCCTCATAGATCCAGAATCTGTCATAGGCATGAGCGTACATGACGACCTGATGCAGATCCGTAGAGTAGAGTCCGGCACCGGCAATCAGCTCCTTGCACTTCTGACGATAGAGAGCCTTCGCCCTCATGGACAGCTGCGCATAGCCGGAAGCCTTGCGGGCCTCGTTCACGCTGGTCAGAGGCTCGCCCACATTCGCAGTCTCAACCTGCA